GATTGCCAATCCACTGTGAGTTCAGTGCCGCGTTGTTGTTCCATCACCGCAGTGTATTCCAAACTGCCGAACAGGCCCTCCCACGCTGCTGCAAAACTTGCGCCACCGTTCATTTTGTCTTTGATGTAACGATCAGTCATGATGGGTCGCAGTTGACCAATCACAGTTTCTGGACCCATGTTCATGGCACGAATTGCCGATGGATACAGGCTGTTGATGTCAACCGAACCAATCCATTCACTCATGCCCTTCTTGGGATATGCCACATAGGCACCTGCGGCCTGAGTGTTGTCGTCAGTGAGCTGTTGCTTGCGATTGGGCACAACCATGCCACGCTCGTGTGCTTCGTTGATAATGGCCTGGTCAGTCACAGCAACTGCACCCATTGTGGTCTGTAGCAACACAGTGTTGGCATGTGCCAGTGTGTTGGCCAGATCCAAAAACTGTAGTTTCTTGTCCAGCTTGTCCAACAGTGCAGTATCTTGTCTGTTGTAGGCAATGAATGTTCGGAAGTGTTGATTGTACAGTTGATCCAGTGTGCCTTCAAACTGTGTCTTGCGCTCGCCTAACTCGTGTTCGGCAATGGCATCCAGGCTGTAGCTGTGTCGTTCTTCATATGTGTATTTGCGATACAACTGCATATAGTCCATATGCACACGACCGATCAGATCGTATGTTTGTTGTTCAGCACCAAAGCGTTCAAATTGCCTTGGTTTGGGAAACTGCCCCCACAGACAGAACTTGCGTGTGTCGTCTTTGCTGAGTATGCGAGTGATACGATTCACTGTGTAGGGAATGTCGTAGCCCTCTGAATTCCAACCGCTGAGTACATCGGCATCGTCAATCAGGTCCAGAAACATTTTCAGCATGTCTGCTTCGTTGTCAAACAAGAATGTGTTGTCAAATTCAGCAACCAGTTCTTGTGCAGTAGCCATGCTGATACTTTTGGGCGGCACAGCCAATGTGACCAACTGATCCAGCCAGTTCAAATAAACAGAAATGGCAGTGATGGCATTGAACGGATCGTGAGTGGGAGAAAACCCGCGCTCTTTGTCAAAGTCTACTTCAATGTCAAAAAAGGCCGTTTGCAGTTCTGGGGCAACAGCATCTTTGTAGTTTTCTTCAAAGCATCTAAAGATGGGATTGATATCGCTTTCATACAACTGCTTGCCGCCGTGCATGCGAACTTCTTTGCGAAATTCTTTGTTGTTGCGTGTGCTGAATCTTGACACAGGTGTGTCGTAGATGCTGCGGAACTTGCCACGGGCATCATCATAGTAGAAGATGTAGTTGGCTGGATATTCTTTGTAGACTCTCTTGCCGCCTTGGCGTTCTACAACATGGATGCGATCGTGCTCACGATCAAACAGTGCGTCTACATAACTCAATCATTTTCTCCGTTTATGGCCGGTGGGCCGTGATTCATGCTCGTATCGTGAGCGACTCGCTGTTTAAAACAGTACTTATAATGTCTTGCCCACAGTCTCAAGAATTGTTTCCAGCAATTCGTGATCCTGTTTGGCCTTGCCAAATTCAGCTTTGTGTGCCAATTTGATGGCCTTTTTCAACACACCGGGTTTGATCTCAAGTTCTTCTGCAATGGCCTTGATGGTGTCGTTGAGACCGCCGGTGAGTGTTTCAATCTCCTGAGTCACTTGCATGCCCTCATTGATGATTGCTGTCAGTTTGATCTTTTGGTCGCCGTTGAATGTCTTTTGTTGTGTCATAGAATACTCCGATTAAAAAGTTATTATAACATGGATTTTGTTGATGTCAACTCATTTTGGTAATAAGCTCACTTCCAGTAAGCCGAGTAGCGAATTCGGTTCACTGCGCCAGCAGCCGGCGCACACTTATATAACGCAAAGGTCCTAAGGTAGTGTGTTCTGTTATTTTCCTGCCACTGCTAGTGCAGCGCCTTTGTTGAAACTGGGACTCCATGGACTATTGCCCAGCTTTAGTCCTTTGCGTTTGCTCCAGTCATATCCGGCTCTGTGTCCCGAACAGTCTCGGGTGCATTCTGATCCAAGAAAAGTCAATTCGCGCAGTTGATCTCGTGTCCACCGGTCAGGTATCACGCCATGCTTGGCCACAAACGCATCGTGCAATTGTTTGCCGGTGATGCCGTGGTCTCTGGCAATGGTCTGCATCATGTGGTCAATTGCGCTGTAACCCTTAGGATCGTCGAGATCTTTTTCAAGATCCTCCACTGCACCTTCTTTCACAATTGCAAATTCACTAGCTCTCATGGAATCAGTTAACAAGTTTGTTGTATGGGCTAACAGACGCAATGCCCGCTAATCTTTTCATGCCAGCAAGAGAATCTTCCGCCACAGGTGCTGCTGCAATATCATTACCTTGATCATCTAATCCTGCCTGTGCCATCATTGCAGCTAATTTAGGATTTTTAGCCTTCATTGCAGCTATTGCTGCGGCTTCTGGATTTCCACCTGCGGCCATGGCAGTGTTTGCTGCTTGCACAATATCTACTTTCTTACCTGCTGGATTAGTTGCTGGTGAAGTTGTTCGCGGCTGAAACATGCCAGTCGTTGTTGGTGCTGCTGGCGCAGCTACAGGTGCAGCTGGTGCTGCTTTAGCTTTATTTGCTGCTGCTGCTGCTTGGGCAGCTTGTATATCAGCTTTTTCTTTCGCTGCTAATTCTGCGCCGTAAGCAGTTAACTCACCAGTCTTGCCGCTATATCTAGCAGTTGGTGAATCAGGTGTTGGTTCTTTTGCAGCCACAGATGCTGCTGGCGCAGCTACAGGTGCAGCTACAGGTACTGCTGCTGCTGGCGCAGGTGCTGCTGCTTTAGCTTTATTTGCTGCTGCGTAAGCAGCTTCTTTAGATTTATTTGGTGTTAGCAATCCAGGTTTTTTGGGAGCTGCCGCCGCTGCTGTTGTTGTTGGCAATGTAGCTGCTGGCTTATTTCCTGTCCAGATCTGGTTGGAGCGAGGAGCAGCCTCATGTATGGCCCTGATCGGGAGTCCAGCAGACTTCAACATGGATTCTAACTCGTCGCCTGCTGACTCTGACACACCTTCTTTTATCTCAGCGCCTCGTTGTCGTTGAAGCTGCGCCGCAGCCCGATTGATTGAAGCCCACCGACCACCCATATGATGGGTCTGCCCGTGATTTGGTCCAGGAACTCCTAATTTTTTAGCAACTTGTTCAGGAGTCATACCTTTGGCCAGTAATGCCAAGGCCTCAGCATCTTCTTTTCGTGACGCATCGGTTGATCGTGCTTGAGCAGAACCAGCAGCGCCAACGCCAACAGCACCAGCGGCTGCTGCACCTAAGCCTTGTAAGAATCCTCTGCGGCTTAGATCTTCCTCTATGCCATGTTTTTTCATCAATCGACCAATTTGACTGTCTGGATTTGGTCGATTGCCAGATTTTAAAAACGCACGGATCATGCCTAACTCTTGTTGCTTGCGTTCATCAGACCGATCAACTGCAGGTCCAGTACCGGTGTTGTCACTGCTGTCTGACTGGGGTTCATAGTACCAGCCCCGACCCGGGTCGTCGCCGCCAGTTTGAGTTGGCTTATTAAATTTGAAATAGGCGATCTGTTTATCACCCCAGTAGCCTTTGAACACGCCAGTGGCATCATCAAAGTCTTCACGATCAAAATGATCTGCTTCAAATTGACCAAAGTAATCCGCACTGCGACGATATGACTCTGGCGTGGGATACTTGTAAGGATCATCGCCGATGTCGTCGTCGCCACCACCTGAACCGGGAGCAAATTCATTCAGGCCTTGTGCAGCATACTTGGCGTACACATTGCTATTTTCGCCGTAGCCATGTCGTCGAGCCAGTTGTTGCAATTGCTCTCGTGTCTTGCCTTGGAAGTATTCTTTCTTTTCGGCGTCGGACATTTGACGAATTTTTTCTTTGATTCGAATCACTGCCGCTGGCATGGCACCTTCCGCCACAGCTGGTTGTTTTGCTGGTTGTTTGACTGTGGTATTCACACTGGAATATCCAGTAGGGCCACTGAAATTAGGAGTCTTGGCAGGTGCAGGTTTAGCAGCACCTGCAGCTCGCGCAGCTTGACGACGAGCAACTTCTCTACGACCAACATAGCCAGCACCTTGTGGATCCTCACCTGGAAATTTGCCAGCTGCTGCTGCGGGTGCTGTTGGCTTGGTTGTAGTGGCGGTAGCTGTTGTTGGTGTAGCAGTTGTCGGTGCTGTTGGTGTAGCAGTTGTCGGTGCTGTTGGCGTAGCTACTGTTGGTGCTGTTGGTGTAGCTGTTACTGTAGCAGCAGCAACTGGTAGACCCATTTTACTGTAAACTGAAGTTACCACTTCTTGTGGCACGCCTTGTGTGACCAACCAAGCAGCCAATTGATCTGAATCACTGGGTTTTCCCTTTTGATGCCAGTTCATCTTGAGTTTTTCTTTGGTCACGTTGGTAGTAAATTGACGACCAAATGTGCTCAGTGCACCACCTACTTTGCTGAGCCCACGGCTCAGCAGGCCGGGTTTTTTGGCTGCAGGTGCAACTGGAGCACCCGCCATGTCGGGACGATACAATGCCGGGCGTGTGCTTCCAGGCACACCCTTGAGTTCCATGATGGCTTTACGGTATCGGTCAACGTTTTCAAACACTGTGTAGGCGCCAGCAGTGGTTAAGTTCACAGTTTTGCTCTTGCGTCCTATGCTTTCGTTCAATTTCCAATTCAAGATGGTTGTTTTTTTGTCAATCAACTGACTGACCGGCAATCTTATTAACTTGACAGATTCTGTGAATCCTTTTGGTTTATT